ATCACCGCCTTCTTCACAAAATTGCCGTACTGTTTCTTGGTTTCGGCCAGCACGTCGGCGACGTTGCGGCCCTCCCACCCGAACATCTGCGAGGTGCCCAGGGTTGCGGTAACGCCCTTGTTCTTCCGGCGCTGCTCCTGGCCCCGAGTGAGCTTCAAACGCGCCATACGGGTCGTCGCATCGGCGCGAATGACGTTGTCAGCGGCCCGGCGCAGGGAGTAGTTCTGCATCGAGACGCCACTGAGCGACAAGTCCCGGATCGGTCGGTTCGTGCCGATCCCGCGGTTCTTCTTGAGGTACCCAGCCTTGAAGATGGCGTAGGAGCGGCTGAGCGGCAGCGCCTTGTTCCGGTCGGCGTCCATGCCCTGGGCGATGCGCGCCTTGATCGTCGCCACCATTACCTGGCCGATCTGTGTCAGGGCGCCGTTGTCGAGATTCGGCCCCCGGAGACGGACCGAACGCTTTACCGAGACCTTGAGCTTAGCCATCTTTGTGCAGAGTCAGTTGGTACACGCCAGTGATCGTCTGTTCGACCCGCACGACGATGTAAAGGTCCGTGCCGACCTGGACGGTGTCCGAGGTTGCCGGCGGGAACAAGAGTTCGGTGGGCAATACTTCGAGCCGCATCACGCGGCCCGGCGATTCGTCTTCCGTCTCCGCTCCTTCCATCTCGATCGGGCGGATCAGCCGGGCCGAGTTGTCCACCGTCGAGCAGTAGAACACCTCCTTCCGGCCGAAGACCCGGTGCAGCAACGGGTTCATCCGCTGCAGCCGATCGGTCCACGCCACGCTACAGGCCCGTCCGCACGACGAGGTACTCGACCACGACGCGGAGTGGCGAGCCCGTGCCGCCGAACTCGCCGTCCCCATTGTTGTGCAGGATCAGCGGAGCATTACCGGCAATGGCTGCATCATTGACCGGCACAATGGGCCGGATCTGGTCGGCAGTCTGGTCGAGGAACCCCGTGGTCTCGATGACCGCCGACGCCGCGGCGCCAGAGCCATTGGTGTAGCGAACCACCAGGTTGTCGGCCGTCTCGGTGAACACGGCCGTGTAGTCGTAGATGACCGTGCCGCCGAGCAGCTGCAGCGCGAACCCCTCACCCGGCGCCGCCACGAGCGCCTGCGGCGTAGCGCGCAGGGCTTTGACTTGCGCCGCGGTCAGGCTGAGCTGGGCGGTGCGGATCTCGGCCGCTCCGAGGTTGGCGCCGGGGACCCGCAACGGACGTTTCAGTTTTTCATATCCCACGCTTCTTCTCCTTTTTCGTTTCGCCTCGCGGCGTCTTGTCCGCAGACAGTTGCGCGATCCAGCGACCGGCATAGAGTTGCCTGAGGCGGCGCTCGGCGACCGCTTCCTTCGGGAATGGATCGCCGAGCACCATGCGAATGCCGGACAGCGTCATTGGCTTGCGCACGACGAACTGAGCGGCGGAATTAAACCTCTCAAGAACCGGCATGAATCACCTCTCAGGCGACGATGGTGTTCCAGAAGAAGCCCAGATCCGCCGCCACACGCTTCTGGTCATAGGCTGCCTCGATCTCGATCCGGTCCGACTTGATGTTGTCCATCCGGAAGCGGCTAATCGCGACCGGCGAAGTGCCGCCCATGTAGCCGCGCCAAGCGAAGCTGTATCCGGCGGCCGGGGTCAGCAGACCGGGACTGGCCGGGGTGTAGGTGAGCAGGGCCTTCTTGCCACCGATAAAGGAGTGCGTCGCCGTCTGTCCTTCGCCGGCGGTGTTCTGGATCGACTGCATGACCAGAATCTCGTCGATCTCCAGCAGCGCGGCCACGGCCTGGCGGGTGACGATCGCGGGACGGTCGTTCGAAGCGCTGTGCTTGATGCGATCCACGATGTCGGGGTGATCGACCAGCACGTCCCATACCTCAGCGCCCATGGTCAGCTTGTTCGGCAAGAAGCCGGTCGTCTGTTGCACGGCGCGTTTGGCGGCACGGATGTTCTCGATCGGCGTCGAGGCCGGATCGTTCCACTGCAACACCTGACCGGAACCCGGCGCGGAGGCAACGCCGGTGACGTCGGTGGTCCATACGCCGGTCTTGAAGAAATCGGACGCCCAGTTGATCTCGCGGCTCAGCAGGGCCTGCTGCGATAGGAACATGGTGGCCTCCGAATCCAGTTGGAAGATCGAATCGGCATTCGCCCGCACCTGGTCGTCGATGTCTTTGTGCAGGCCGTAGACGTCGCAGATGTACGGCGAGTTGGAGACGGAATAGATGCTGCCTGCCGATTCGGTCGACGGTGCGCGCTTCCGCATCTGGTTGCGGTTCCAATCACCGCGGGCGTACTCGTAATACAGGTCGCTCTGCTTGTCGACCGGAATCACCGGGAAGATCCGGTCCGCCACGAAGCCTTCGAGCGACTGCATGAAGGCAATCGAAAGATTCGTGAGCGGCCGGTTAACGTGAAGCTGGGAGGGAGTGGGTTTCATGGGTCTCCTGGGGGTTTCGGTTGAGGCGGTCCGTTAGACCGACGGGGCCCGGCCGCTGAGTTTCAACAGCACGGGAATGAGAGCGCCATTGGTGCCGGCCGCCAGGGCGCGGCCAGCGATTTCGTTGCCGGTCGTCGCGGCCACGGCCTTGCCGGAGGCATCACTGGTGACCAGCGCGCCGCGGTTGATGTTGCCGCCGCAGAGAACACGGGAGATGCCGGCAATGGCTACCGTGGCCGCCACGCCAGCCGCGTTCGGGTCGTTCTGCAGAACGCCGTCACTGACTGCGCCCGCGCCGGTGGGGTCTACTTGACCGTCGCTGGCCAAGGTGACAAAGCAAAACTGAGAGCCCGACAAGTCCTGTCCGGCCTCAAGCGTCACGCATCGCAAAGATTCTTCGTACATGTCTGGTCTCCTCCTGTTACCGGCCCGGCTGCGTCTGCGCGGGATTTGCGGCCAGGTAGTGGTCGTAGGCCGCGGGGTTCATCATGAGTTGCTCGGCGTAGTGCTGCTGCCAGGTGCGACCGGTCGCGGCGGCCATCTCGCGGGCGGCGCGCTCCATGTGGTCGGTCTGGTGGCTGGTCACGGGCGGTACGACGGAAGCGATGCCCTTCGCCGTTGCATCGGCACGCTTGGCGAGCAGTTCCTGGCGGACTTGGGCGACGGTGAGATTGCGCGAGCGAATCTCCCGCACCGTTGCCAGGTCAAAACCGGCAAGCTCACAGAGTTCCATCACCTCTTCCGCGGTGGCGGGCGGTGGCGTTGCGACCGGCGGGGGCGCCGACGCGGAGGGCGGGGTGGCCGCCGTAGCGGCCGGAATGATCTCGAGTTCGTTCATCTGGGTTTCCTCGGGTTCGGTAAATGGTTCGACCACCGCACCGGCGCCCATTGGCGCCTGCATCTGCGGGGCAATTCGGTTGATACGAAAAGAGGCCGTCATTTGTGTGACGACCTCATCAAAGGGAAAAACGGCATCGGCCAGTCCGGCTGCTACGGCTCGCTCGCCGAAGTAGAGCCGCGCCTCGGTGGCTCGTACTGCGTCGGGCGGCATGCCGCGATTCCGGGCCACCGTCTCAACAAAGAGTCCATACAGCCGGTCGATCTCGGCCTGGAGTTGACGGCGCGCCCCATCCGACAAGGGCTCGTGGGAGTTGAAGTCCTTCTTATGGGCGCCAGCCGTCAGCATCGTGTACTTCAAGCCGGCCCTCTCGTCCCAGCCGCTCGCATCGACGTGAGTGGCCACGACGCCGATGCTGCCCACGCCTCCCGTGCGCGAGACGAAAACCTTGTCCGCAGCGGAGGCGATCATGTAGGCGGCCGAGAAGGCCGCATCGTCTACAGCGGCCCAGATCGGCTTCGTCCCTCGCTCAGCAAAGATGGCATCCGCGAGGTCGAAGCAGCCAGCGCACTCTCCGCCGTTGGAGTCCATCCGCAGCAAGACACCGCGAATCTCCGGACTCGCCATGGCTACATCGAACTCTTCGCGGATCTGCGCATAGCTGGTCATGCCGGAGTAGGCATCGAGCCACGATGAGCGGTTCACCAGCGACCCGGCGACATCGATGACGGCGATTCCGTCGGAGGTGACCGCGAAAGACTCACGCCCGTTGGGCTCAGAATCCACCGAGAGTTCCGGCACGGCTACCGGATATCCGTCGATGACGAACCTGGAGCCGACAGCCGAGAGGATGACCTCGAGCTTTTCGGGCTGAATCAATAGCGGCGTGCCGAACACCCGCGTCGCCAAACGCGCCAGCGGATGGGCCACCTTGGGTGGCATGTTTTCCTTCATTGAATTCTCCCTGGGGTCATGTCGCTATCGAGCGCCAGCGTCTCGGCAGCCGCCTTCCTCGCCGCGTCCTGAGGCGGCGGATCGCCATACTGCAAACCCAGCCGCTTCACGCGCTGCTGGTCCTGCGCGTTTTCCTTATCGATTTGCTCGACGTCCTCGCCATTTGCGTTAACGACCGTGGCGCGCGACGTGAGGCCGAACTTGATCTGCTGGATGGCGGCGTTGGCATCCTTCAGCGGATCCACCCACGGCCATCCCGGCGTCACCCATTTCACGTCCTGATACTCCGCGCGCTCCCGCAGGTAGTTCGGCAGCACCAGCTCGCCCGAGAACACCGCCCACCGCATCCACTCGTTGAAGATCGGTCGACAGAACTGATAAACGAACGTCTGGTGCTGGCGCTGCTCGCAGCGGCGGCGGAATTCAAGAAGTCCGGCGCGGATGGAAGAGTAATTCACCCCAGTAAGATCACCCGTCAGTTGTTCGTAGGTGACCCCGCATCCAGCGGCGATGGCCCGCAGCTGCTGCTGCATGTACTTCTCGTACATTCCGCCCACGTCGGCCGCTTCGTGAATATCGACCGTTTCCCCCGGCGCCAGATCGACGAGGGTTCCTGGCTCGACCTGAGCGACCTGGTCCGCCGCGGTACCCATACCTGGCTGTACGTCCAGCAGCGGCGCACCCTCCTGTGGGCTGCCCATGATGAAGCCCGTGATCGAGGCGGCGATCTGCTTTCTCGTCAGTTCCGCATCGTCGTAGGTGTCGAGCTGATAGAGCTTCCAGAGAACGCGCCCGAGCCAAGGCGTGCCCCGCACTTCCTTGGGCCGCAGCGAATGGAAGACATGAAGCATTTCCTCGGCGGGGATGCGCACCGTGTCGGCGGCACCGCTGAACGCGTAGGAATGGCTTTCGTTGGGATGACCCTTTAACAGGTGGTACGCCGTCCGGCGGCCGTCGGCATCAATCTCGACCCCGCAAACAACGCGCCCCCCGTCCGGCACATCACCGCCCGACAAGCGGCTCAGATACACCGGCAGGTGGTCGGGCTCAAGCAACTCGATCTGGAAGGGAGTGCCGGTCCTCGCACCGAAGCGCATACGGACCATAACTTCACCGGCTTCAACCATCGTGCGAGTCGCCAGCGCCTGCAGTCCGTAGAAGTCGGTCCGTCCGTCAAAGTCGGCGCTGTCGGTCCATCGCCGCCACGCCGTGTGAATCGCCTCCCGCACTTTGGCGTTCGGATGCTGTGACAGCGGCTTGATGCCAGTGCCGATGAGGTTGGCGACCATGCTGTCGATCGCGTTGCCGCCATACGGGCTGTTGCGGCTGGCCAGCCGCGAACGGTCCCGCGTGGTTTCGAGATCCTGACGCGCGATGTCATTTGGTCCGGCGGCGGTCGCCTGCCAGCCGGCCGCACGGCGACCTCGGGAGCCAGAGTGACTGGCATTGGAGGCGCGCGGGCGCACTTGGCGGGCCGGGGCGGGCGGCGCCGGTAAGTTGAGAAGGATGAGGCTCATCTAGAGTCCGTTGCTCACGTAAATGCGAATTCGCCGCCGCGTCGGCTGTCCGGTAGCGGCTCGCCGCCGCGCCTCCAGGTCTTCGATCACGGCCTTCACCTTGTCCGGGTCATGCATCCGGATCATGCGGTCGCCGTGCCGGATCTCCTGCGCGCCGGAGAAATAATTGGCGAGCGTCTCGTCCTGGATCTTTTCGAGTTCTTGATCGGTGAGGGCCATGGCGTTAGTTGAAGCGGAAGCGAATTCGGCGCCGGGAAGACGGCGGCGAGGGTGGCGCGATCTGCGTGGGTGGCTGTTCCGGTGTCACGGTGTTTGGGGATTCGGCGGCTTCGTCCAGGCGGCTCTTCGTCGCACCAATAACCTGCTCCAAGTGCGCCCAATGTTTTTCTTCCATGCGGTCGATACCCCAGGCGACGGCCGCCGCGCGGTTATACACCGCCAGATCGAGCGCCTCGTTGCGATCCCGGAGCTTCTGCCACTGGGTCTTGCGATAGCCGTGCTTGTCCGTAATGGTGACCAGTTGTTCGGCGGTCAACTGGGCGAAGTACTCCCGGTTGTATTGCGGGAAGTGGCAGAAGCCGTCCGGATACGCTTCGCCGGCCTCAATGTCCGGGGCATCGAGGTTCAGCCAGCGGTACAGCTCTTCTTTGACGAAGTTCACGTTCACCGGCCAGACCTTCACGCCGGATTTGATCTTGCGACCCATCGGCCCAACCTCGACTGGCGATGCGACGCCGAGAATTGCCGGAACACGAGAGTCGCCCTTGATGACCATTACCGTGCTGCCCTTGCCTCGCGCCCAGGCATAGACCTGATCGGCGGCGTGTCCGGAGTCGACCGCAAACCGCGCCAGCTTCATCGTCGTGCCGTATTCGGTCGGCCAGGTAGCTTCAAATACCTCGGTGAGTTGGTCCCAGACGGCCTGCTCTTTCGGATTACCCTGGATCACGATGTAGTCAACGGACCAGTTCTCTCTGCCGCGGCCCCACGCTTTGATTTCGATTTCCAGACGATCGCTCTGAACATCGACGGCGCCGGTGAGGAACAGCCCACCGCGTGGCACTCGCCCGATCGGGTAGGACTCGCGCCGTTCATACAGCCGCGCGTCGTTCGGCGTCTCCCCGCCCAGGCTGTAGGATTCGCCGAGGACCGTGTTGTAGAAAGTCTGCAGGAAGTCCGTCTTCTTCTCGGCCTGCTCGTACTTCGCCGCTATCGACGCCCAGGTCAGCCATCCGACCGGCGACAGCAGCCCGCTCAACGCGTAACCGCGAATGGTGGGATCGCATTCCGCTGTGGGCCGCCACTCTCCGCGCGCCAGCATCCAGGTCTTCTGGTAGTTCTGGATGAACTGGTTGCAGTGGATGCACTGGTACTCGACCTTTTCGGGTCGGCCCTTGGGCCAGACAAGGCGCGTGAACTGCAGTACCTGTGGCTCCTTGCAGTGCGGACACGGCAGCCAGAATTGGCGCTGGTCGGTCTCTTCAAAAGCGATGTCGATGCGACTGCGCCCGGTGACTGTCGGGGTTGAGCCCATGCAGATCTTCGAGCGCGCGAACGTCGAAGTACGTGCGACCGCCAGTTCAATCGGATCGCCTTCGTCGTCGACGTTCGGCGGATAGGCATCGATCTCATCGAGCGCCAGAAACTTTGCCGGCATCGAGCGCAGCCCGACCGAGGAGTTTGCACCGGTCATGAGAAGCATCCCGCCAGGAAACTCTTTTTCGAGCATCGTGTTCGATGAATCCCGGCTCTTCTCCTCCGCCACGCGCGAGTTCAGTACCGGCGTCTCGTGAATCATCGGCGCGATGCGTTGTTTGGAGTACCGCTTGCACAGGTCCACCGTCGGCTGCACCAGAAGCATCGGCCCCGGCGCGTGGTGGATCACGTAGCCGATCCAGTTGTTGAGCGCTTCGGAGAAGCCAACCTGCGCCGGCTTCTTTACGACGACCTTGCGGACCGGCGACTCGACCGACAGGCAGTCCATGATTTCCCGCAGGTACGGCGTCCGCTCGCTGCGGTACTTTCCCGGCGCCGACGCCGCCTTGCTCGACAGCATCCGGTACTCGTCGGCCCACTTCCAGACGGATAGCGGCGGATCGGGACGGATCGCGTC